ACAATTGCTCCAGGGCGGTTTATCTGTAGAATACAAATCCATCTACTAACCCTTCGGTAGATAGCTACCACTAGCACTTTCTCCAGGGACCTTCGGGTCCCTTCCTTTATTCTTGACGTTTTTTCCTGTTTGCTATATTTGATGCTATACTTTGAGTGGGTCTAGGATAATTAATGACTCTATCGACCGGCCTAGCGGACAATTGCCAAGACGATAGATGAATTCTCTCAGGAGGGAATTATGGCTAATTCAACATTTAATGGACCGGTAAGGTCCGAAAACGGCTTTGAGCAGATTACTGTTACAGCCAAAACAGGAGCAGTAACCACAAACTTCGACATCGACGCAAGTGGTAATGTTTCTGGTACTGGTACCATGAAAATGACCGGTGCTACCAACTTTGTAAAAGATTACGAGTCTCTTACAGCTGCCACAAAAACTTTAACAGCCGCAGACTCTGGAACCGTTTATGGTTTCAACAGAGCAGCTGGTATTGTTGTAACACTTCCAACGCCAGCAGCTGGGGTTCACTATCAATTTTTAGTGGAAACTACGTTTACTGGAGCTGGGCAAATTAAAACAGCCACAACAGATGGAACAGATGGTTTCTTAGGAACCGCTTTTGTTTTTGATACTGGTGAAATCGGAGAAACAGATAACTTTCATCCAGCTGCGTCAAACGATGTGATCGACTTGGGCCAAGTAGAGCAAGGTTGGTTGACAGGTGGATTCATTAGACTTACAGGCGTGAATACTACAACTTGGTTTGTAGAGGCCTTCTTGATGGGTGACGGAACATTAGCTACTCCATTTACTGACAGTTAATAGGGAGTAAATAATGGCAACTAGATTAACAGGCTCAGACGTAAAGGCGGTACACATTACCGCCGATTCGCAAGCTCTAGATGCTGATGGAATATCAGCCGCAGCCGCAGTAGGCAATAACGCTGCATTAACAATCGGAGGCGCTTTAGCCTCCGGCGGTTCATGTACGTTTGATGCCGGAAGGATTGTAACAATCCTTTCAGCCGGAGATGATTCTAGTAAATCATTTACCGTTGTTGGCACCGATGTAAATGGCGATGCTCAAACAGAGTCAATTACAGGTGCAAATGCTGGTACAGCTACTGGCAGCTCATATTTTAAAACCGTCGCAAGCATTACGGCTGTGGGAAACCCAGCCGGTAATGTTTCAGCTGGCATTAATGCTTCAGCTGCGGATGTAATATTTGCTGGCAGATCTAGATTCCAGGGTATCAATCTTGTATGCACGGCTACCGCCGGACTATTAGACTTTTTGACAAGCAGCCCAACTGGCACATCAATATTCAAGGTGGGAACTGTTGCTGACGCGACGACTACCAGAGATATAACCATTCCGGACGAAGGTATGGTTTTTGCTACAGGAATATATGTGCAATATACAGCTGCGACGTTTAATACAATGACGGTATTTAGGGCATAATTAAAACATGGCAACTATTAGAGATGCCAAAAGGACCAAGGGCGGAAGACTTACTTATCGAGGTGAGTCTTTTGCCGGTTTCAATAAACCTAGCCGGACACCTGGCGCTAAAAAAAAGTTTAAGGTGTTGGCAAAAAAAGGCGATCAAATAAAGCTCATAAGGTATGGTGATCCTAATATGACTATTAAGAAAAGCAACCCAGGGCGAAGGAAAAATTTTAGAGCAAGACACAGCTGCGATACGGCTAAAGATAACTTTACCGCCAGATACTGGTCATGCAAAAACTGGTAAATAATTATGGGACTTTTTGATAGAAAATTTACAAATAATAATAGATATTTCGATACACTTAACCGTACTTTTGAACCGCGGCGATCAGTGCCGGTTAGGAGCTTTTTGCGTCCAAGTAGACCGCACCCCTTCAGTAGTGGTGTAAGTAGTTTATTTGATGGTCGTTTTGGCGGAATGGGCCCTTACAACCCTTACCAGCAACCAATGCCCATGATGGGAAGATTTGGCGGCAGATTTAATCCGATGATGGGTGGTGGATTTAATCCTTACATGGGCGGCAGATTTAATCCGATGATGGGTGGAGGCTTTAGGCCTCGTGGCAGATTTGAGTCTGTTACACCTCCAGGCTTTGAAGGTTATGATTTCAATACACCAATAGGTGAAGCACCAGGGGCCGCACAACCAATAATTCCGCCATCAATGGAAGATCGGTTTTCAGCAATGAACGAAGACCAGAGAAATAATTTTTTAAATAGATTTAACTTGGTTACTAAACCAACTCCAATAACGCTAGACGAGCGCGATATGTTTGATAGTGGATCTATACCAGGAAGGTCTGGTTTTTCTATTGAACAAGATCGCAGTATTCCTTCTCTTACAGGCATTAAAGTTATAGATGACTATAATAAAAAATTAGCAACCCCTCCAAAGGACGGATTATTAATTCAACCAGAAGAGATGCCTGGCGGCCAGTTTGAAATACCAGGCGTTGATTTAGAAAAGATTCGTGAAAGCTTGGGTAAAATTGAGCCAATGATACCTGGCGTAAGTTTGCCAGAGCCACAGCCTGTATCAGCGCCAAACAAACTTCCGCAGTTTGATCCAAATACTCCAATGCCTAGTATTGACGAGTTAAGAAATTTTGATACAGATAATACCCCATTTGGAACTGTGATTGATAGACCACCACGCATAATGCCACCTCGTCAAGCACCAATGCCAATGCCAATACCAGAAATAGACCGTTCTTTAATTTTTGATCCAATTAAAGAAGTTAGAGGACCTGGGCGACCAATGCCAGCACCTATGCCTGGTCCCTTACCTAGAGTTATTTCTGATCCGGTTAGACCAAAACCAGCACCAATAACAAGAGGAATAGGCGGCGTGAGAAGAATGCCACAAAGGAGACGGTAATATAGTGCTACAATTAATTAAAAGGAAAAATTATGACAAATAAAGCTATGGGAAATTCCGGTTTATACGGACGTAAATCCAAAGGCGGATCTATGATGAAAAGGTCTAAGGGTGGATCAATGATGAAGAAGTCTAAAGGCGGAGCGATGAATAAAAAATCCAAGAGGTAAGCCGTGCCTTATCTCATAAGTAACGTCCCGCACTTTAAATGTTGGGTCAGGCGGGAGTTTACTCACAACCACGAAAAGTATCACGACGAGTATATTCATGCTCTAGTTATTGCCGTCAACACCATTCCCGATAGATCGTTAAGTTTTCAAGTAGTTTTTACTGGCTGCGAGTCAGATTGTGAAGACAACGACGAAGGCAACATACACGGCGGCGCAATGTGGGCGCGTATGCCAATACAAGGCTTGGTTTTTGATATGCCATTAGAAGATTTTCCACAGCCTATGGAAGACCATTTAGCACAACCGTGGGATTGTGAATCTAGGCACCATGCGGTTACCGTTATGGATCGCGTAAGCTCATCACCGTGGATAGCAAAAATTGATGGGCAGTTTTACCAGGCTAAATATTTGTTTACGGTTGATTATACAAATTCGGACATAGCAGATGATTCTGCACAACACAAGCAATCTCATGTATTATATATAACAGAAGATTGCGAATGGAAAGGCAATCTGGTTGCACTGCCTAACAACCGAGTAAGGGCCACAAGCCCAGCTCTTTGGGTTACAGGCGAAGGCGCTCCAGATTTTAAACCTTCCCAGTGGGCGCATAGCGCGGAAGGACATGAAAGTTATTTAGATCCGGCAGTAACTTTCAATAATTTATACGAGGATTAAATGGCTTTATCGGGATCAAAAGATTTTGAATTAGACGTAGCAGATTACGTTGAAGAAGCATTTGAGCGCTGTGGGCTAGAGCTTAGAACCGGTTACGACCTAAAATCAGCAACTAGAAGCCTGAATTTAATGTTGGCCGAGTGGTCAAACAGAGGCCTAAATCAATGGACGGTTACAGAGAAAACCGTCGCCATGGTCAAAGATACCGGCACATACAATATTGATAGTAGCAACGCTACAGCTCCGATCGACGTTTTAGATATTTATGTAAGAGAAACATCAAACAATACTACTACAGATATGCCATTAAACAGAATGAGCCGCGCTGAATACAGCCACCTGGCCACAAAATCAACTACTGGCAAGCCTAACCAGGTATTTGTAAACAAACAAACCACGCCTACAATTACTGTTTGGCCGGTACCAGACAAATCCAGCACTTACACGGTTTACATGAATGTGTTAACCAGGATGGACGATGCAGACGCTGGCGCTAATACATTAGACGTGCCATTTAGATTCTATCCGTGTTTGGCTGCGGGCCTGGCTTACTATATGAGCCTAAAAAAAGCCCCAGAAAAAACAGGTATGTTAAAACAATTATACGAGGAAGAGTTTGACCGCGCCAAAGCACAAGATGAAGACCGATCAAGTTTTAGGGTTGCACCAAGGCTTAGCGGTTACAATTCTGCTTAATCATGGCAATAGCTAGTGGAAAAAATGCTTACGGAATATGTGACATTACAGGTTTTCGTTACAAGCTAAGAGACATGAAAATGACTTGGGACGGCCTTTTGGTTGGACCAGATCAATGGTCACCAAAACATCCGCAGCTAGACAGAAAGCCTTATCCGGCCGACTCACAAGCTATAAAGAATGCTAGGCCAGACACTTCTGATGACAACAAAAAGTTTATGGTGTACACAAATGTGCAAGATGGTATACTTGGGACAGTATTAACGACATACGAAATTTCTTGTAGTGTCGGGGAGGTAACCATACAAATAACATGAGTTTTACATTAGCAACATTAAAATCAACGGTTCAAGATTACATGGAGTCTACCGAGACGACGTTTACATCTAACCTAAATACTTTTATTAAAGAAGCAGAAGATCGGATATTTAACAATGTGCAGCTGCCAGTACAAAGAAAAAACGTACAGGGATCTTTAAGCGCATCAAATAGGTTTTTAGCAACGCCTACAGATTTTTACGCACCTTTCAGCGTGGCGGTTATATCTAGTGACAAATATCATTATTTAGATTTTAAGCACCCAAGTTTTATTAAAGAATACAGCCCTACCACTACGGTTACTGGACGTCCTAAATATTACAGCTTGTTGGACGACACGGCTTTTGAGGTAAGCCCAATACCTGACGCAAATTATACTGTAGAGGTCCATTATCTTTACAAACCAGCCAGTTTGACTGTTGGATCTGATTCTGGAACAACAGTGCTTTCGACTGATTACCCAGAAGCTTTGCTTTATGGCACATTAATTGAGGC